TACAGTTAAATCAAATAATAACAACCCATCCGGAGCATCAGGTAATGACATATCCGCTTGAGGCGGAATTGGCAGCGCAGGAGAGCGGGGAGGTCCTTTTTGCTCTACAGCTAGAAACTTCGAAGGGTTATATTCTAATGCAGTAACTTCGTATTTATTTTCAGATAATTCTTTCACAGAAATAGTTCTAAATAATTGAGACTCAAGCTTCCTGAAAACTTTAGACTCGGGGGGCAATTCTATATTAACAAATCCATATTCAGTGATACCAATCATTAAACCAATCAAGGACGCACTAGATTCTAGTTCTATCACATTAGTATCAACCTTACTAAAATACCACTCACTATTAATCAGATTATCGAATTGCTGGTTGGCAGATGCCACCGCTGAAATATCAATTATTTGTGTTAAATCTAAATTTATACCATGCCCACCGCTTAGTTCCACTCTGACTGCCGACTCCCCTTGAACACTCTGGTTTTCATCAACGCTGTACATTGCAGATATATCAGATTTTACAGCTCTTGGGTTTTCCAAATCAGAGGAAGATGGGGGGTTATTAGAAGATGCCTCCATATAATTCGCTACATCCCCTGTTTCACTAAACATCAAGAAGAAGCCGTTGGAGTCCTTGCCTGATATAAATAACCTTTGATCTTTCCCTAATATATAATAATCACCAACACTTAAATTCGTTCCGCTATCATATACATAAAACCCAACAATATTATCTCTAGAAGAATTGTCGTATATTACGTATACCCACTTTTTAATAGTGTTTATATACCAAAAAGTATTCTTATAATTATCATTAGTCCAAACCCATCCTATACCTGTTGATTCAACTTCTGATTCACTTCCTCCTATATACATCCAGAAACCATCTTGACTGCCTATAACTCTATTCTTTAATCTCCCTATGTATAGCCACAGCCCCGATTGGTATATAAAAATCCAGTCTGCCCCTGAGTTATAATAACGACCTAAGAAGTCGGACTTATACGAATTAGCTGCAGACAGAGGCTCTGTTGAGTTAGAGCCAATCGACTCTGCAGTAGAACTAGATATTTGCTCCAGCTCCCCTGTTACTGATACCAACCCTCTTATTGAATACGCTGCTCCTAAATTAATTTGATCTAAAAAATCCTTTAACATATCAGCATCAGAGCTGATTAAATAATGCCGCCCCCCAACATTCCCAAACATATCCAAGCCAATATTAAATATATTCACAACCAACCCGCCAGAAGTCTTCGATATTTGAAAAGTGTGCCGTGTGGAATTGGTTACAAAATAATTCGACGAACCATCATTTGTTTTATTTATGCCGCCGGGAAGCTTCCCATCAGAAGTAAAAGAAACCTTCTGTCCATCGGAAAAACCGTGGTTATATATTTTTATTAAATTATCAGAGACAGAAACCTCCATTTGTATTTTTATTTTTAAATCCTCTATAATCGTCTTTTGCCCTTGTGGTCCAAAATTCCTAACCGTAGGGTCACTAGAGACCCTACCCTCAAACCTAAGAATCTGAGAAGTTCTCAAAGACTCTATTTCCTGATCTTGGTCCTCTTCGCTCTCCTCGACCCTAGCTCTTTGCTCGATCATCTCTAGAGACTCATTCGTTCTAGCTAAGGAAATAACTATTTCAACTTTATCTATACCAGGAGAAGATAGATGGGATTTATCTATAAGAATATAGGGTTCAAAATATTCTTGATATTGCTGGGTGAACGACCCAGAACTCTGTGAGACTAAAATCTTATTTCTGTATAATTGAATATCCAAGATTCTACCACTCTTATCTGAAGAGGTTCTAACTTCGTCTGAAATTTCAATGATTGAACCAGCAGTTAAATACGAAGCCTCTTGCCCTGCGTTAAATTTTACTGTTTCTGTTTCTAGTTGAGATGTCATCAAAATCCACCTTGCCAGCCTCCTCGCCTGACTTTCTGAAGTTATACCAAACCCCATAGTTTCGTTTTCTATGTATCCTAAGGATATCATAGAACTCTCATCTTCTTCGTAGACGATGTCAGGCTTAAAGGATTTGTCCTTATTATTAAACCTAACCAAACAAGCCGTTGCTTTTTTATTCTTATGGACGCCTGCGTATGAAAAATCTCCTCCCAATATATTAGAATTATTAAAAAGCTGAACGGGAATCTTATCTCTATCGTATGTAGCCCCGACCTTACCAGAAGAATAAGCTATCATACCCCTAAATATAGAAGCCATGGAGTTTATTATTTCCAATGCCTCGGATCGCTCTGTTAAATATAAATTAGCTGTAAACCTAGGTTCAACTATAGGATAATTTATTTGAGTAGCGCACGCTGCAATCAGTTTAATTCCGTTACTTTCGAAATTAGCGGAGTCATCCCTCAAATCTGGCCCTTTTACTGTAATTTTCCTTGTTGAGGTATTAGAATAAACTATAACTCTCTCGTAAACCTTAATTTCGCCCTCCCTATTTATGGATTTCCTAGTAAGAGTATCTTGTTGATCTGAATCTAACCCCTGCCCTTGACCAAAATTATGTTGATGAACAAAAATAGCTATTTTTTTACCAGCGAAAGATGTACCGCTACCAAATTCTTTTGTAAATACTGATGCGCTTACAGCGCTATCATCAACATTAATTTCAAAATTCGATCGTCTTCCTCTAGAGGAGATGTAAATTTTGCAACCCCTAGGTTCTAAGGTTTGAGTTTCTACAGGAAAATCTGTCTCAATTAATTGATCGCAGTACTTACCTACTTTATAAAGCTGCCACCTATCAATTGAATATTCTTCGAGTCCGTATTTACCAATTCCGTACCTAGGATTATGAAGCATATCGAAAAACACCCAAGCAGGATTATCGCTCCAAACTTTATTTGATTCGGAAATCTCATTAACAGATTGTGCCAAATCTGTCTGACCCTTAAATAACCCATCCCACGGTCCATCATAAGTCTTTGATTCAGGGTTATAATTCGAAGGAATTAGTATTTTTTTTAATTTTACGTGATAAGTCCTATTTGGAGAACTAGAAAAGTTTTTTGAATCAATATTTACTCCAACCATTGAACTGTGGGGGTAAGTTAACTTCTGATTTATGATTTCAGAAAAACTTGCCAATTGAAGAACTTTTCTTTTGTTTAATCCCCCAGTATCACCGTCTTTCGCAGAGGGGTCATACTCGCAACTTAATTTTATAACTTTGAAAGTTACTCCCGAAGAAACCTCGCTAGATCCATTATCTGGGTTATAGTGTATATTAACATCAAACTGATAAGGGGCGGTCGCTATTCCAATCAGTTTAAAATGAGATTCGCCATTCGAACTACTCACTAAAGATAGCCCGCTTTTGGATTTTTCTTGCTCTTTAATAAATTTCTGTCTTTGCATAGTATGATAGAAGCCTCTTGCTATAAAACCGCCGACATTCCCCTCCTGCCAATTACCGTTTTCCTGATCCCATCTTTCTAAATCTTCTTCTTTTTCTAAATCGAAATTTCTCAAAGACACCCCTTCCGAGTCTAAAACAATACTTCTGGGATCATCGAGCACATTAAACTCTCCATCGTGCCTATTCATTAAAATAATAAACCTAACATCATTATGAGAAGTGCTTCCGTCACTTTGGTTTATTTGTAGTTCTGTCTTAAATGAAATCCTAACTTGGTCAACTTCCTTATTTGCCACAAAATGAGAAAACACTTTTGCAGATTGACTTATCGCCTCTGAATGAGATACATAATTAGCCTTCGGTTTATCCTTGTTATTATTTTCGTACGGCCCAGGGCCATATAGCAGAGTGTTGTATTCAAGATAAGAAGAAACACTACTAGATATTATTTTGTCATCAAATGCACTTCCCGCCTTAAATTGGCACTTCCCCTCTTCCGAGTCTTCAGACTCGTTAAGTATATAATTAAAGGTTCCTTCTTGCCCATTTGAGCTTGGGGTGTTTTTCACCTGAACATCATTTAAATATATACCTTCCCTTATGTCGCCCCCAGATATTGGCCCCCCATATTTATTAACAAAACCCTCTATAGGACCTTCGCACAATAAATCAACAAATCCCATATTCGAAAAAGATTCTAATGTTAAATCGTTTGAACTATTTCGAATCCTCTTTGCTGAACTATCGTGAGATATGGTAGCACCACCAATTCTCAATCTACCATAACCTAATGGAACAGCAATTCCTTGAGCTTGTCTAGTTTGCGACCCAGACATCAAAAAAGACTTCGTCGTAGTCGGGGTACCTCTCTTTGGTGGTTTTGGTGGCTTAAATAAAACATTCATTCCGATTTGAGCTACAGCCCCCCAAACCATCGCAGACGCAACGGCGCCTATAGTAGCTGCGCTTATACCAAATAAACTACCACCAGTGATTAAACCACCGACAAAACTCGCTACGACACCCCCGTACGCTCCAGAAACAATATGAATTTCTTCATTTTTATATTTTATTTCAGTTTCTAATTCATTTACTGAACTATCCTCAACATCTTTTTCGCTTGATATATATTTCGGATCCTTCTTTAGAAAAATATAATGTTCGCCATCAATGGCTTTTTTTTGTATATAGTCTATAAAGCCTTCGCTGTTGGCCTCTAACGCCTGAATAATCTCGATAGGAGTTTTCGCAGCGATTCTCCACTTCCTACCAAAGCGTTTTCCCAATTTACCATGTAAATATACCGTTTTCATTTATACCCTTAAACCTTATATTTTTATACACTTATACTTCGATATAGGTAAAAATCATCGTCAGTTAAACTATATATTAAAAAAGGTATACATAATTCGTCAGAACTTTTTATATCACAAGAAGACGGCCTGGAGCCTCCATTCCAATGGCTATGAAAAATATACTCAACTACATTATCTACTAAATTCATTGGATTAATTGCGAAAAAATATTTTTTATCAGGATGAATATTTTCGCAAGATTTGAATAAAAAACTATTATTATGCTTTACTATTATACCACAACTCTCTTCTTCTTCAAACTTAAGCGCATAATTTTTGCATTGCAATAAAACTTCTTTAGGAATGTTATTCAACTGGGAATTTTTCCGTTCCAGGGAATCCTCCAAACGGAAGGCCTAAGGATGCTCCAGATTTATTGAAACTTGATAAAGAATCATCTCTGTCGCTAAATCTCTTTCCGCATGAAGATAAAGTCTTCCTGCATTGATCTTTGATCCAGTGCTCTGAGTCAAAGAAAGGGTGCCTAGCTGCCGACCCGATATGATCCTTTTTGCATATAAAAACTTGTGGTATTTTCTTGTAAGGGTCAGAAGAACTTTTGCCTATAATTTTAACTAATTCACCTCTTGTATATGAAGCCAGTTCATTCTTGGTCCCGCCAAGCCCATACTTATTCCATTCTGGAATATCTTTTATACCATCTGGGTATTTTGAACTATCACTAAAAGTTAAGGCTTCACCAGAAGAAGACTCTATAGCCAACCCTCTATAGTTGCAACCAATATTACATCTATAAACCCATCCGCAAGAACCCGAAAGAACCACTCTAGCAGGAACCGGAGAGTTTTCTAATTCGAGGACTGACACCAGCTCAAATTGTATATATTGCTTATTTTCGTTACTTTTTTTATTTATATAATATACATCGTCAGGTAAATGAGATTCTGAATCTGCTTGTCCAAAAGGGTTACTTCCTTCTTGATTTTCGTTTCTATTTTGAAAATTTTCATCATCCAAAAACCTCGCATATGTCCTTTTTCTAGTTACCTTGCAATTAGAAAAGTCTTTATTAGAATGCACTATTCTAGAAAACAAGCCGTGAGGATTTGCAATTGTAAAAGTTGGCCTAGACAAGGTTCCGTCCGCCTTTTGCTCAAACCCCTCCATATTAACAGGTAAAGGTTGATAAGATTTTCCTTGCCAAATTATAGGGTTCGTGCCGTTTATCATTGGGCAAAACCTATAAACAGTATCCGCTCCAATATTCACTCCGTACAAATCCTCAATCATTTCAAAATTAATCTGCAAATTACTAAAATCTATTTCATATAAATCTATCAAAGCATCAGGAGTCAGTGATAAAAGTTGTTTATTTAAATTTGATTGAGACTTACCCATAATATATTATACTACAAAAATTTTAATTATCGAAGAAGAAGTGATATTTATACCTGTATGTTTAATTATAACTCCCCCAGTATACTCTCCAGATTTAGACGGACTCAACCCTAAGGAAGATATTGAGTGTCCACTACCAGGGCTAGAAACTACATCAACATAAACCTCAGACTTCGGCTGTATAATAGTTTTGCCATTATTTTCAAAAAGTTTAGTAACAACAAAATAATCACAATCAACAAAGGATGAATTTGCGGTTTTAATTTGCCCCTTATTGTTTTGAAAGTAAAAATTGGATGCGCCAGAACCATCTGGAGTAAACTCGCCGTTAACAATTTTCATAGCTATAAATGAATGACCGCCGTCCGGCCCATCTGAATATGTTTTTGAAATTTTTACAAGTTTACCATTTAGACCAAAAGGCATTCCTGAAGTTGGTAGGTAAAAGATATAACCGCTTCTATCAATATCCTTCGACAAAACCGACCCATGAATCAAGTTAAAACTCCTTCCTCCATCACTCACTGCTCCCATTGAATTTATAGAGACAACTTGATCTCCTACATTTTTAATATACAATCTCTTTTTTAATTTTTCATCTGCATAAATGGTTGAACCCACGTTTTCTTCGGACATTACAAATGGACTCGTTAAAAACACCTCGCCAGGCTGAAGAGGTGCGGGGGCAGATTGATTATCGTATTGCTGGGCGGAGTAATTAAAAGCGCATTGCTGAAACCTTGCTGTTATACTGTGATTATTCTTGTACGTATAAGTATGTTGCCACTCTTGGCATGTAAAATTTTGAAGCGTCTCATAAGGAGCAGGAGGAGTAAACAAAAAGGGAATACAACCATAATGCTGCTCAAGAAAATGTAATATAGCGTAAGCCTCAGAATCGTCTCTATTGTCAAACTTAAGGTCA